GAATTAATATGTGACACTAATTATTGCCCTTTCTTTACAAGAACCAGAAGATCAAGAGTATTAGCAGAAGTAGTCATATTACTTTCCCCATAGTTTCTTTAAATAGTTCTGAACAAGTGTATTATTTAGTAGTAGGTTGTTGTATACTTCTGCTGTAGCAGTATCTTCTTTCATCAGTTTAGTAAGTGTCATCGCTGATTCCTGTAGATGCTTTAATATAAAGAACTGCTCGTATGATACATTTGATGAAAACCATCCTATGATATTTTCTCTTACGCCCTTAGTAACCTTATTCACCTTATGCGGAAAGATAATTGGAAATACAGCCGCTTGTCCTGCTTGTAACTTAGTACCTATTTCCCCTGCTTCTGTTTTTACTACAAACTCTCCACCTTCATAATCATCATTCAAGTTAATTGAGAACCCATAGTCATAGAAAACATTGTTAGACTTTGGTGATGCTTTGAACGAGTCTATATGATAATCGTAAAAGTCTCCTTCAACATACCTATTGTAAAAATTAACTGATACTCTATTAGGACAGTAGACTGAATCTATGTAAGAGTTATTATACAGAAGATCAATTAGGTATTTTCTAACTCTTTCAGGAACGATAGTTTCTTTATTCTGTTTGATATCATAGAGCTTACTAATAGCTTGTGTTTTCTTTCCATCTGCGAATTTCTTATTCGCAAGTTGGTTTCGTAAGTAGACTGTATCTTCTTCGTCTAGTAGCTTTAAAAACATTTGTTACCTCATAATTTGAACATAGCAAAGAGGGTAGCGTAGGGTTTTTGAAAGGAACCCTACAAAACCTTTACTCAAGTGTTACGTACCCGTCGTCACCGTAGCGGCTTCAACAGGGTTCTTAGATACATCCACTAGGACAACATGCGCTCGAAAACGCCATGCAGCCGAATGGCTTGATCCACCATCAATAACGAGCATATCAAGCGTATCAGCAGAAGTAAGTAGTACTGGATTAGCACCAGTAGCACCAGCCGCTGCACTTAGGAATGGCGTGATTACAGCCGTTGAGGCTCCACCATCAACGAGACAATCGACATCTCCACCAGTAAAGCCAAGATCAAAAGTGATCTGACCATTACCAGATGCTTCAAGAGTTTCGATACACCCACCGATAATCATAGTATCAGCAGGAATATCCATCATTTGTACGATATCACCTTGCGACAGATCAGTATTATCTACCGCATCATAGACAGGTGAAGTCATAACATAGGCTTTAGCGACACCAGAGGGATGACCCGAAGTACCGCCGCCAGTATGCGTAGCATTAAAAGTAGCCATAATTTAGTCCTCCCTTACGTGTTCAAATCAACGACGCCCTGAAGGACGCCCTTGTAGCCACTACCGGAACCACGAAGAACCTTACGACCAAATACGTGAAGACCACGTACAATGTCAGCAAAGCTATCGGGGTCACGGATGACCTCAGTTTTTGCAATGTGCGAAGCGGTGCAGACTGCACTTTTATGACCAGCAAGACAAGTAGTCTCGCCACTGGTCCCAGACGGGCCAAACGTATACGCAGCAGCCGAACCAGCAGAGCCAGTTTGGATGACGTTAGTTTGGTACAACGTGAAGCCATGAATCTTACGAGAAGTAATAGCACCGTTCAACAAAGCTGACATACTTTCACCAGTAACACTGGCATCCATCAACTTAGCATCGGCCTGTTTCAGAATCTCGTAGAATCCAGAGTTAGCGATAAACCACCGATTCTCCTGTGGTACATCGTTCGCATCAAGCTGTTGAGACATACGAGCGAGATAGTTGGCGCATTCATTACCTGTATTACAGGAAATGGCAGCACCAGCCGCACCAGTGTCAGTGGTCGCAGTACCTTGAACAGCACTGTCGTTAATCTCTTTCAGCACGTTGTAATCATACGCCTTCTTCAACGAGTACGCACCCGAAGAAGTTGCCAACGATTCCCAATTTACGTGACTTTGACGTTCCTCAATATCGTCAACCTTAAAGGCAAAGTAGTTGCCCTGATCGACGGTCAAGGTGATTTCAGTATCAGAAAGGTCTTGGGTGTTAACTACCGAACCGCGAGTATACGCGGAAACAGCTACCGTAGGTTCCTTAATGATCTTTACAGTATCACCAAAATTCTCAATTTCTCCCGAATAATCGGTATTTGTAATTGCTTCAGCAACCGATGACCTACGGAAGAACTTAAGTACTTTTTGGCTGTAGATTGACGGATTCCATTTACCATTCGGTAAATTATCATAACCCGCCGCTGATCCAACAGACATATCATGTCCTCCTTATTTTAATGGGTTAAACAATTCTCCCCTCCTTATTTGCCAAATCAAGTTCTTTTTCTAACTTTTCAAACTCATATGGCTTAAGTTTAGAGATTTCAAGAGTAGACCAAATCTTCTTATCACCTTCGACTATGGCCGTAGCTTTCTGGGTTTTAGTTACAGCGTCTGCTGCACTTTTAGAAGTCCTAGTCTTTTTTTGATTAACTTTACCTGAGTCAAGTTTGTACAAGTCAATAATACGAGCGGCCCATTTAGCGTCGGTTCTATTTTTATAGATACCGTCTGAAATTGTATTAGGTTGTTTATCTAGCCACCCCAGAAAATCTTTGTCCTCTTTAAGATCAAGAAAATCTGGGTGAGCTACCAACAATTCCTTTTCAGAAACTCTATAGGTTGCATCTTCTTCTCTCTTTGTTAGCGCAGACAGACGTTCTTCAACCTCTTCTGTTCTAGCAGCAGCCTGAAGTTTTGAAACAGTTTCAACGATTCCGTAAACATCTGGAAATTCTTCTTTGAAAGCCTCAATCTCTTCAGCAGATTTAGGCATTTCGGAAAGAACACCACTTTTCTCAGCTAAACGCATTTTAGCTTCGATAAGCTCTTTATCCTGAGTCCATTCGTTTCGTTGACGATCATGGTAACTTTTCAAATCGGCGTACCGTTTTTTCCAGTTATGATCCTGCTCTTTTGAGATCATCCCTTCTTCTTTCTGAGTATCTTCGATATCCGAAATGTCAGAAATGTCGGGGTCTTGATCTTCATCTGGCTCTAAAAGATGCCGTCTATATTCCGCATTATACGGGGTAGGCTCTAGTACTTCTTCTACTTCACTCTCGTTAATCATCTTACCTCCTATGGGGCGAGGGAGTTAACCCAAGGTATCCACTTTGGCGTTACTGTAGGGGCCGGTTGAAGGGGTATCCTACCATTAAGGAACTTACTGTTCCTATCTTTAGGGAGCTATTGCTCCTATCTTTAGGGAGCTATTGCTCACCTTTGCAGAAGGTGGTTCATTTGTTGTACTGAGCCACCTCGCTTTAAATTAATTACTCCTTCAGGAGCAGTTGGAGGAGGGCCTTGTGGGGCCTGTGGACCCGCTGGACCTGCCTGTGGCCCCTGTGGACCTTGTGGCCCCTGAGGGGCTTCCTGTGCTGCCTGTGCTTCTTCATTCTTTTCCCTGTACGCTAGGCCGCGTTTATTCATCTTTTCAAGATTCTCAAGACCTATGATCGGTACTAGAATTGCAGGGATCACAAATTCTCCATTGGAAATCTTGATTGGCACTTTCTTAGTAGGATCAATTTTCTTAGGTAAGGGAATGTCGGAACCAATAGCAACCGCAATAGCTTCCTTAACCATATCATTCAAATCTCTTAAGCCGATAAGTTCAACAGAGTCAGCATTGAGAACATATGCGCCTTCCTCAGTGTCCATATTGAGATCATCTTCAACACCTGTGGTATCATCGCCACGCATGTCATCCACTAAGCCCATAGGCCCCATGCCTGCTGTATCCATTGTAGTATCAGCAGTAGAAGGATCAATAGCTTCTTGAGGTGCCTGTTGCTGTGGAGCTACCTGTTCTCCATTAGCGTGACCAATGATGCCACCGGACTCAAGTTGACCACTAGCGTCATTGCCATCGGTTGCAGCACTGCCTGTGGATGCACCAGCACTTACACCCATTTCACTCATCATGTCTTCATGATCTACTTCTTTTCCTGCGGCTGCGGTGGCGCTAGCTACATTAGCTTTATCGGGGTCTGACCAAGGACCACTGAGGCCGATTGCTTGAGGATCACTAAATTTATCAATGTCTTCAGGTTGCTCTTCGTTCTCTGGGTTGCGATCTTGATTTGTTGTGGAGGCGGTGAAATTTACATTAGCCACTAAGTCTTCACCGCGAGTGTTGCCGGGGGGTGCCATTGTTTCTCCCTTAATAGCGGCTATAACCGCCTCCACCGCGGTTTCTTTACTTACAGCATTAACAAGTCCAATCAGACCCATAATTCCCTGAATGGTTCCTGCAACAGAGTTTGTCCCTGTATCAATACCCTGACCATCACCGGGGCCAGCGCCTTCCTCTACATCCATGAAGGGTTGTTGTACGTTTGGTTTTTTTGGTGCC